CCATCGAAGTCTTAATCGCAGCGCGATTAAAGCCCTTCATCCCGTTGGGCGCGTTCGTAATAATAAAAAACGCGTCCGTGTCGTTCAGGAAGTGGTTAACGTCATAGCCTTCCGGAAGCATACCCATGTTCCGAATAGCATTAACATCGTTATCCGCAGTGCCCGGACGAAGAGTAGACTCAAGCAGACGATCCGCAGTGAACTGAAGCTCCTTTGGAATAATCAGCTTCATCCCGCGCACCGCAACTTTAAGACCGCGCTCATCAACAAAGCTAGCAATATCAATCAGAGACTGCTCAAGACTTGTCTCGTTAAGATCTGCTGCCGTTGAAAGCTCGTTCCGGAAAGTGCTGCCTGTGACAAGAGGATGATCCGTAGCACAAAGCTCCTTCGAATCCCCACCCGTATACGTGCTGTCAAACGCATTGTTAAGAACCGAAGCGGCCTTAACCTGTTTTGTCTGACTCATGCTACGAGCAAGGGCCTTCGTGTAACGGCCCGCAAGCCGGTCATAAAGGTTATCCTCAACAGCTTCCTCCGTAATCGAAAACGCAAGCGCAATCGTCTCCATCGTATAACGAGCAGTGTAAGCTTCCTGCGCGTCATCAAAAGATACTGCACTTCCTTCTGATTTAGTGGGGGCGCTCCCAAAACCGGAAAGCATCACCTCTTCCTCAAAAGCACGATCTGAACTTTCCATAGAAAAGATCGCTTCGTGTTCTCGGTCGTACTGATCGTACTCCATTCCGAACAATGCGTTCAGGCCGGGTTCCAACTCCTTTACGAGTTGCGCTCTACTAATAGCCATTTTCTAACCCTCCTATACGCCGGTTGTCGAAGGCGTGCCCGCCGCAATAGCGCCGTTGTTGCTATTGAAGTGGTTGTTAAGGCGGACAATGGCCCCGATACCCGCAGACGCGAAGTCTTCGTTCATCGAATCCTCTACCCAGCCCATGACACGCATCTGCAACGCCGCCGTTGTTGCAATTGTACTGATTGCAAGGCGACCCAGCGAAATACCCGTTGCATCTGTCCCCGTTATAGCGGTTGAGAAGTTGGCGTTCGCAAACACTCCGGCACGAGCCGTAGCCTTGCTAGTCCAAGTGGCATCCGTTGCAATCACATAAAGCTGCATTGGATCATCGTTGATATACGCCTTGACGGGGTGGTTGCTGTCTGCCCCAGAACCGGGCCAGTAGTTACTCCAGGTTGGTTTCCCAGTGGTACTTGAAACGTACTCGCAACCTTGAAAGACACCCAACAGGCCTACTGTACCACCAGCCGCAGCGCCGGGAGCGCCAATATAGCCGGTAGACAGTGGAATCACGGGCTCCCCGTGATAAAGTTTGTCAGTGTTGCCGTTCGCAATTTCATATAGCGAGTAGTTCGAAGTAGCAGTGGAATTGGCCGCGCCGCCCATCTTGTTGAGCGGACGGAGGCCAAAGCTTCCGTTAATGTTAGCCATTTCTCATGCTCCTCAAAGCAAAAGGGTTCAAAACATAAGGCCTACACGTTGCTACGTTTAGGACCTCCAAATGTTACACGCGATTGTCGTTCAGGCTTCTGAATCGCCATCGAATGGTGCTGCGTCTCTTTCATAAGATCATTGTCAACCGCAGCCATTGCATCAGAACTCATCTGATTAAAGTAAGACTTACGCTCCTCAATAATCTCAATCGGAATACGTGCCAGCAATAATCCGCCCACGCCAAAAACACCTTCATAGTGTCCGCTGTCTACGGTGGGGGACTCAAACTCAGGGTATTCCTCTTTTCGAACCAGTTCCCACCCCTCTCTCATACGGGCGGAAACATTCTTGCGGTCGTCAAAGCCCCTGATTTCGGCTCTTATCCATCTATGGACAAAGCCTTCTGGCGGGTCCGGTGCATCCAATAAGGATGGGGGTCTCCAAGGTTGCCTGCGGGGGTCAGCCGTTCGGGTCTTAGAAGCGCGAGGAGAGCGATCAATATTCTCTTCAGACATCATCATCTCCTAGCGTTTGTATTTCGCGTACTGATCCAGAGGAACTCCAAGCTTCTTTGCTATTGCAACCTCGCTTGGAGATAATCTCACTGTTTTGCGCCCGGATGATCCGGAGCGAGTAGCAGAAGCAACCGCCTGTTGGGGGCGGCGTACTTCTGTGGCAGATTGCGACCCATTAAACCTGTGCGGGAACGCAATCTTAATTCTATTGTCAATCTCATCGTAATACTCAGGACTTTCCGTGTCAAAGCCTTCTTCTTCGACCAAAGTCTTGTGTATGCCAAATGCCGCGAACGTCATTGCGTCATCTTCGCCAAACCAACTGTTACGTTGAGCCCATGTCAGCGCTTTAGGATCTGCTCGAACAGGGACCGGTTGTTGTTGCTGCGCCGGTTGCTGTTGCTGTTGCTGCGCCTGTTGCTGCGCCTGTTGCTGCGCCTGTTGCTGTTGCTGCGCCTGTTGCTGTTTAGCACTACGGACCCGTTCTTCTTCAATCGCCAACTGAGCCAGCTTTTTATTGAGATCAACTTGAGCCGAAGTGTCGTTTGTAGCAATTGCCGTTTCCAGGTCTCGGGACAAAGAATCGGCCTGCGTAGCAACCCTGTCGCCATACTCTGCAACATATCCTTGATCTAAGTCCTGTACTCGGGTTCTAAGCTGGGTATTTTCCGCCTGTATATTCCTCGCGTAATCAACCGCAGCAGCCTGTTGCCTCTCCATTTCTCGGGCTTTTTTAGTAAGCTTGTCAATACGACGCTTGACCTTCTTACTGTATTCCAGGTGCTCTTCTGAGTTTTCGTCGCCGGTATCTTCATCTTCTGAAGTAAGATCCAGAGCCTCTACTTCCACGTCAATGGATTGTCCCGAATCCGGGATATCTATAACTAGCTCTTCTTGGTCGATATCTGGCATGGTATCTTTCCCATGTTAAAAATGCAGGATGTCTTCGGGATCCTGAATAACCGCAATGACCTCATCGTCATTTAAAACACGCACTTCGCCGCCGTCAATCTTAAAACGAGCGCCCGCGTAACGACCAAAGATAATCCAGTCTTTTTCCGCGCACCACGCTCCGCTGGGGAATTTTTTCGTATCCGCATACGCCAGAGGGCCGACTTTTAGTACATAACCACAAACCGTAGCTACTGATTCTCTATCCACAAAGGCATCCGGAAGCAGGACCCCGCCTTCTGTGCGGCCTTTCCCCCGAAAGGGGAGAATAAGAAGCCTCCACCCCGTAGGGGAAGGCAGTCTTTCAAAAGTATCCGCATCGATCTTACTAGGATCCAGAACACGCTCTTCTGGCTTAACGTATGCCGGATCTATGGACACTAGATTATCAGATTTTTCAGGGCTTTCGGACATTAATCCGCCTTTTCTAAGATTTCTCTTAACTCCAGACTTATATAGTCTAAAGACTCCACGTTGCCAACAAGTTGTTTGTACTCTTCGTAACCGGACACCGTTCCAGCCGACATCATTTCCGAGATCCTGTCCCGACGCTCTCGAATGGATTTTAAAAGATGTTCTGCAAGCAATATTCCGTCCATCGTATCTCCTCGACAGAAAACTTCAAAAAAGGGGCCTTATTCCCCGTCACATGGTTGGGGCATTTCCCCTACACGAACCCATAGCGGCGTTTGATCCCCAACCCAAGCGCCCGCTATGTTAAATTCATAGAACTCAAGGGCTTCCTCGTATGTCATCCCGTCCCGAGCAACAAGAATTTCGAGAACTTTCTCAACATTATAGGCCACAATGTCGGGCTGCCCACACCTCGCGCCAACACCTATGATTGCGGCGTCAAGGCCGTCTGCTATAAGCATCTCCACTTATTTAGGCCTCCCTGGCTGGCTCTTTGGTTTCACGGCTGCTTCGTAGTAGATGATAAGCTGTTTCTGCTGCTGAATGAACCGCTTTAACTCAGACATATTAAGGGCCAGAGTCTCGTAATCTCGGACGCTAATAGCGTAAAACAGGAAGTCGCCGTTTTCTTTTTCAAATCGCTTTTTAAACGCCGGAAAGGTATCCTCCGTAACCACATAAAAATGCAAATTGTTCAGGGACACCGGGCGCGGACGGTTCTGCACCGGTATCTTACGTTCGACCTCGACCGTCCTGATCTCCAGCGGCATTATCTTCTTAAAGCTACTGCACCCGCTGTTTAACAGCAACAGGGGCAGCAGGAACAGCACCAGATATTTTCTCCAGTGACCGGAATAATTTCTTGGTTCCATTGTTGATCTTCTTTTCCACGAGTCGCGGCTTCCGGAGGCTGAGTTTCGCCAGATTATGCTTGCGAAGTTTGCCTATGAGCACGTTTTTATAGCTATTTGCCTTATCCAGATTAGTCTGAAGCTCCTTGTTAAGTTCCGCAAACTTCTCACGGTCCTCAATCATCGCGTTGATCGT